TCGACAAGGACGGCCGCGAGATGGGGAGCCGAAAGCGGGCCCATCCGCTCCTCGAGGTCGAGCGCACCCTGGCCCGGGACCTCGGCCACACCGCCGCCGAGATGCAACTCACGAAGAAGGCCCGAGGCGAAGGCGCGAAGGACGACGCGATGGCGGCCATGCTCCGCCGGGACGCGCAGCTTCGCGGATGGTCGAAAGAGGGAATGGCGCCGCCGCCCGCACTCCCCCCGGCCGGCGACGAAGGAGAGCCCAAGTGAAGAAATTCGCCCTGGTCTTGTTCCTGCTCGCCGCGCCGTGCCTCGCCGTCGTCCAGCCGAAGGGATACCCGCGCCCGCAGGCCTCCGCCGGGCCGGTGCTGCAGGACCTCTGGGACCGCTGCTTCGCGGCCCACGAGGACCTCTGGGGCCCGTCCTGGCCGTGCCCGATGGTCGTGTCGAAGCCCTCGGGGACGCAGGCGCCCCATCTCTACACCTGGGCCACGCTCCCGAGCCCGTCCGAGAAGCGGGCCCTGGCCGCCCGGTTCCACTGCCCGGGCACCGACACCCACTGCACGGCGCCGCTCTACTACATCGCGGCCTGCGAGGTCCCGGCGCCTCCGCCCACCGAGCCGACGATCTCCCAGGTCAACATGGACCCGTCGAAGTTCGACACGTTCGTCGGGTTCCTCTGCGGGGCCCACGTTCGCGGCTATCGCGGCCGCGACGGCATCAACTACGCCTTCATGGACCAGTTCCAGGACCCCAGGACGCCGACGCCTCCGCCACCCACCGCCACGGCCACCGTAACGGCCACGGCGACGAGCGTGCCGGCGACGGCCGTCCCGAGCGCCACGGCGACCGCGCTGCCGGCGCCCTCGGCGTCGCCAACCGTTCAGCCCTCGCCCACGAACACACCACACTTCCAGCCGGCGCCCACCACGACGGCGCCGCCTCCTCCGCCTACCGTCACGGCCGCAGCCCCGGCGCCGACGCCTCCGCCGACACCGGGCCACGGGTGCGGAGGAGCGACCGGTATCGCAGTGGGGACAGCGATCGCGGCGGCAGTCGTCGCGCGGCGGCGCTACCGTGGCTGAGGGCAAAGGGGACGGCAACTGCGCGTTCGCCTTCACGCCTGGGGCGATGAAGAAGATCATCAACAGGCTCGACGCGGGCATTGAGGTCGCGGCGGCGCTGTACGACGCGATCCCCTTTCTGGATCCTGGCGAGGACGAGTTCGCGCAGAAGCGCCTCGGCCACGTCCACCAGAAGGCGAAAGCGGCCCTGGCCAAGTGGGCCGCGTCTCAAAAGGACTCGTAGCGGGTGGGCGGTCAGAATCGCAGGCGGCCTCATAAGCCGACAAAAGCCGGGGCGGCTCCGGCACCCGCAACCACGGCCTGGCTCTCGAAGCTCCGCCTTTCGCCCGCGTACATCGAGCGCTGGCTGCTCGAGAACAACGTCACGCCGGACCAGGTGGAGGCCGGCGAGCCCTTCTGGCCTACGGCCGAGGGCCCGGTCGCTCTGTCCTGGGAGGATATCGAGCGGCTGATCTCCATCAAGGACCCGGTGGCGTGGGCCTGGCTGAACCTCCAGGAGCGCGACTCGGTCGTGGACGAGGAGACCGGCGAGATCCTGATCCAGTCCGGCGCCCCGTGGCGCATCTTCGACGGGAAGCAGACGGAGATGGCCCGCGCTCGAGGGAATCACATCTTCGAGTGCGCGGCCGAGGTCGGCAAAACCCGCGACATCGTCCTGGGCACTCTCTGGGAGGTCGACACCTGGCCAGGCGGCGCGAACGATCTCATCGCGGCCGACTCGGATATAACGCTCAACGAGATCTGGTCGGAAATCGAATTCCAGCTAGAGAAGAACCCGCGCATCGGCGGCGGTGTTGTCGATGAGTCCGTGAAGCCCTACCGCGAGAAGGTGTTCGCCAACGGTTCGCGGTTCCAGATGCGTCTCTGCGGCCACGAGGGGAAGCAGTTCCGTGGCGGCCACTTCTCGCCGGGCATCCGCGCGGATGAGGTCGCCAAGTGGAAAAACCAGCAGCAGTTAAACGAGCTCTGGCGCGCGGCGAAGCCCGGCTGCAAGTTCCGGATCTACTCGACGCCGGACGGCGACTACTCCTCGCCGTTCTACGCCCTATGCGAGAAGGCGATCGTCGCGGGCCCGGCCACGAAGAAGGCCCAGAAGGCCGGCCAGGACGAGCCCACGTTCCGGAAGATCAACATCACGAAGATGGATCTGCCGTACCCCTTCTGGAGTGAGAAGCGGGCCGCGCACTACCGGGACCTCTACGGCGGCGAGAATTCGGTCGGCTGGCAGACGAACGTCCTCGGGAAGTGGGGCTCTCCGTCCTACTCCGTGTTCCCGATGCCCACGCTCCGGCCCAACCTCAAGTACCTGGCCCACTACCGGATCGTCGCGGCGATCGTGGACCGCGAGACGGGCCGGTACAACCTCCGGGCCGCCCGGCTCTCCCCGGAGCTCGAGACGGTCGACGGGGCCAAGCGGGAGGAGCTCCTGGCCCGCGAGGATCACCCGATGCTCTCCGGCTCCGAGCTCGGGGCCGCGATCGCCGCCTTCTTTCCGAGCCTGTTCGATTGGGTGGACCCGCTCCTCTACTGCGGCGGGGACCTCGGAAGCGCCACGGACCCCACCGAGCTCGTCTACGTCCGCCGGGTGGGGCTCAAGTGGACGGACGTGTTCCGGCTGCATCTCGTGAACGCCGACTGGCCCGTCCAGGCGGACGTGATCGCCCACCTGGACCACGCGAGCGGCCACCGGGTCCGCTACGGGTTCGACAACGGCGCGGCCGGCGCGGCCCTCGTCCAGGTCCTCACCCAGATGGAGGCCTATCGGATCTGCCCGGCCTGCAAGGCGCAGGTCTATTTCGCGGAGCGCCTCCACGCATTCGGGTTCGGGGAACACTGCGACGAGATCGACGTTGAGACGGGGGAAGTTATCCCGAATCCGGACAAGAAGGACGCCAACGGGGAAGCGGTGCCGCACCGGCTCTCGAACAAGGAATTTTCGACCCGGGTCCTCGAGCGCAAGGCCCAGGCCGCACAACTCGAGATCGCCCACGACGCGGGCGCGGACGACCAGCGGATCGCGGCCGCGCAGCTTCTCGTCAACCACACGTACTCCGGCATTACCACGAAGGGCGAGCGGCGGTTCAAGGGCCAGGACGATCACCACGTAGACGCCCGGCGCCAGGTGGCGCTCATCATCGCCTCGGCGCAGCGCGGGGATCTCTGGCTGGCGGCCGACCCGGACCTGCTCGTGCGCCAGGGCCCGGGCGGTCAGGGCGGCGCGGGCGCACCGGCCGGCGAGCGGTTCGGCACGGACGTTGGGGATCTGGGGGAGTTCGGCGGCCGCAGCCTCTCGCGGCACGTCCTCGAGGACTGGTAGCGGTTGACCTGTACGGTAGGTCTGGGACGTGGACCAGGCCCATCTGTTCGCTGACCCGGCCACGGCTCCGAAGAAGTTCGCCCGGAAGCCCCATCGGGATCCCGGCGGACGCTTCGCCCCTGGGCCCGGGCCCTCGCCCTCGAGCGCCGAGATTGCCACGGTCGATCGGGCCGAGTTCTACTCGCCCGTCTCGGAGTACGAGTACCCGAACCTCTCCGCGATCATCCGCGCCCGCTCGAAGGGCCAGGGGATCGCCTTCTACGACACGATGGAGGGGACGGACCCCGACCTCTCGGCGTTCTTCCTGGACCTCGTGGACGACGTGCTCCACTACCCGAGCACGACGAAGGCGGCGAGCGACGACCCGCAGCACAAGGAGCACGCCCGCTTCCTGAAATACGCGCTCGAGTCGATCCCGAACTTCCAGAACGTCGTCCGCCATTTCCTCGAGGCCTACGCGCGGGGCTTCTCCGTCACGGAGAAGATTTACCGCGTCGTGGATCGGGGCGAGTGGACCGGCGCCGTCGTTTTCGACGCGCTCCTGGATAAACCGCAGCGGTGGTTCACGTTCGATATGCAGCGCCGCCTGCGCTTCCGGACGTTCCAGAACTTCACCCCGGGCGAGCTCGTGCCGCAGCAGAAGTTCCTCGTCGTCACCTTCGGGACGAACTCGAATCCCTACGGCGCCCCGGTGCTCGACCGCGTGTATTGGGCCTGGCGGCTCAAGCACGAGGCCATGAAGAACCAGGGCCTGTTCATGGAGAAGTGGGCCGCGCCCACGGCGATCGCGGAGTACGACTGGTCTCAGAACTCGAAGCTGAACGAGGAGAACCGCCAGAAGGCGCTGCGCGCGATCATGGCGGTCCAGAACGATTCCGCGCTCGCGGTGCCGAAGGGCATGGCCGTGAAGCTCCTGGAATCCATGCGGACCGGCACGATCTCCTTCGAGGGCTATATCTCCCAACTGACCGAGATGGAGTCGCGCCTGGTCACGGGCCAGATCCTCACGTCGATGGGCGCCGAGGGCGGCTCTCACGCGCTCGGGAAGGTCCACGAGAAGCGGGCCGCGAACAAGGTCGAGATGCTCGCGGAGTTCGTGTCGCACGTCATCTCGCGGCAGATCGGCCGTGAGCTCATCGACCGCAACTTCGGCCCGCAGGACGCCTACCCGGTGTTCAAGATCCTCGCCAAGAGCCCGGTCAGCCGGCAGGCCGACGCGGAGCTCGAGGCAAAGCTCATGGCGAACGGCCACGACATTTCGAAGTCCTGGAGCGACGAGGCCTTCCAGATCGTGACGCCGGACGGGCCGGACGACAAGCTGACGTTCCCGCCCAACATCTCGCCCTCGCAGCCGCTCCCGGTCGACCAGAACCTCGCGGCGCCCGAGCCCGAGACGCTGCCCGAGCTCGAGAGGGTCGTGGCGCCGATTCGCGCCGGGCTCGTCCGTCGTTTCATGGATGTCCTGTTCGGCTATCCCGAGTACAACCCGAACGAGCCACGAGGCGCGGACGGGAAGTGGGGCGGCGGGCTGAACGGCGGCGAGTCCACCAGCAAGCCCTATCATCCGAAGCCGAAGAAGGAATCCGCCACGAGTCATCCGAAGCCGACCGCGAGCAACACGGAATACGTCGTCTACAAGCTCGATGACGATGAGTATTCCTGGGCAGTCCGGGTCCAGGACCCGGCCGCGAAGGGCCCCGGCCCGGTGGGGTGGACCACGCTCGCGGATGGTGTCGCGCGCACGCTCCAGGAGGCGAAGCAGGCCCTGCAGAAGTACCTGGAATCCCTGGGCCTGAACCCGGCCCAGATCAAGAGCTCCCCGTTCTGAGGAGAACCGAAATGAAGCCGACCGAATTCTTCGAGAACCTCAAGGCCCTCCTGGCTGGCGTGGACCCGGACGAGGACACCGCCTCCGTCGAGCTCGACGGTGCCACGATCAACTTCGCCGCCGGACTCGAGGCCGAGGTCGAGGTCGCGCGCTCTGGGAAGTTCATCGACATGAACAAGAACACGGTCGAGGTCACGCCCGAACTCATGAAGGGCTTGGCCTCCTCTCTGGACCTCACGAAGCACGAGCCGAAGCTCAAGCTCGGCCACGAACCGATCAAGACGGACACGCCGGACTTCGGCTCCGTAGTGGGCCTGACCTACGACGAGGCGCGCGACCGGCTCCTGGCGAAGATCCGCCCGACGCAGGCCCTGGTCCGGCGCATCCGCGAGGGCGCCTTCAATCAACGGTCGATGGAGTTCTCGATCGGCCAGGACGGCCCCCGCTTCCTGCACCTGGGCTTCCTGGGCGCGCGCAAGCCCGCCATCTCCGGCCTGGCGCCCGTGGCGCTCGCGGAGGACTCCGTGAACCAGGCCGTTGACGGCGTGATCGTCCTGGGCTACCCGGAGGACGAGACCTTCCTGCTCGGGATCTCCGCCGCCGAGCGCGACTCGATCGCCGCCGAGGACTTCGCCGGCCCCGGCCGTTCCTTCCCGATCGACTCCCAGGCGCACCTGGACGCGGCCGCACACCTGATCGGAAAGGCCGCCGACCCTGGGGCCGTGAAGGCGAAGGCCATCGCGATCGCCAAGCGGAAGGGCTTCACCCTTCCCGAGTCCTGGAAGGAAAAAGACCCGAACGAAAGCGCGGAGGGTATTGACAAGCCGGGTAGGAAAGAGAGCGAGGAGAAATCAATGGCCGAAACCGCCACCGCCGAGAAGCTGGACCGTCTCAAGAAGCAGGTCATCGAAGGCGCGCGTGACCGCGTGAAGGCCTTCCTCGCCACGAACGTCAAGCGGATCCCGAACGCTCTCATCAGGGCCCAGGTCGAGGACGGCCTCGTTTCGCTCATGGCCCAGGAGGCCGAGGCGGAGACGGAGATGGTCATCGCCTTCGCCGGTCCGGACGGCGCCGAGAAGAAGTTCGCCCCCTCCGCGTTCGTCATGGCCTTGCTCGCGGCTCTGCCGGAGCAGGTCACGGCGGTGGAGACCAAGGAGACGGCCACCGAGGCGAAGGCCAAGGAGACCGAGACCGAGGTCAACTTCGCGGAGTTCCCGGGCGCGACGCCCGAGTCGGTCCACCTGCACCTGTCCATCGAGAAGGAGCGGGCGGAGGCGAAGGAAAAGGGCCAGGTCATCGACTACATGACGGCCGCGCAGCGGATCGAGGAGCGGCGCCGGAATACTAAGAACTGACGGGTCAGGAACAGGAACACTGAGGGCGCGAGCCCGAAAAGGGAAAGAGGAAAACAGACATGGCGGACAAGATGATCGGAAGCCACCTCCTGGTCCGGACCCACATCGCGGACATGGCGATCCCCGCGAACCGTTTCGTGAAGCTCGTGACTGCCACCGGCTCGCAGCCCCACTGCACTCTGGCGGGTGCGGGCGAAGCGGCCGTGGGCGTCTCCCGCGACGGCTACGATTCGGGCGACCTGGTCGACGTGGTCAAGGTGGGCGAGGCGTGGGTTCTCGCCATCGGAAACATCGCGGTCGGTCAGCCGGTCGCCGCCGCCGCCAACGGCGAGGCGGACGTGGCGACCACGGCGAACATCGTCGTCGGGACGGCCCAGACCGACGCGAACGCCTCGGAGTACGTTCTCGTGCTCCTCGGACAGGGCGGGATTTTCTAGGTCGATACCCCCGAGCGGCGTGAGCTAGGGGACAGAAGAAGGAAAGAGGAGAAAAAGGAATGAGCACCCAGGCCCTGAACGATCGCCGCGCCAGTATCGACGTTGTCCTGACGAATCTCTCGATCGGTCTCCCGACCGACCAGGATTTCATCGGGGACCAGATCCTGCCCCCGCTCCCGCAGCGACTCTCCACCGTCAAGCTGCCGGTGTTCGGAAACGAGGCCTTCCGGATCCGTGAGGATCGGGTGGGCGACTACTCGACCCCGGACAAGCTGGACATCTCGATGGGCACCACGTCCGTCGATGTCGACGGCCATGCGCTCTCCGGCCAGGTGAGCGACCGCCACCAGATCGAGTCCCAGGAGGGCCCGCTCAACGTGGACCTCGAGTTCGAGGTCCTGCAGACGATCGTCGCCTCGATGGACCTGGCGCGCGAGAAGATGCAGGCGGACCTTCTGACCGCGACGGGCACCTACCCGAACGCGAACAAGAAGGACCTCAACGGCACGGCCTCCCGGTGGGACGACAACTCGGTCGACCCGCTCACGGACCTCATCGCCGCGATCGAGACCACGATCCCGGACGGCTCCGGCCGGCGCCCGAACTGCCTCTGGCTCGGCCAGCAGGTCTGGGCCGCGCTGATCCAGAACACGAACATCAAGAACCGGATTTTCGGGACCACAGGCCCGCAGCCGATCCCCACCGCCGACCAGATCCGCAGCCTGATCGGAGTCGAGAAGCTCCTGATCGGCCGCGCGGTCTCGGCCACGGCGGGGACGAGCGGCAAGCAGGGCACGGTCACGAAGCTCTGGGGCAAGAACGCGGGCCTGCTCTACGTTCCGCCCTCGGTCGGCAAGCGCGTCCCGGCGTTCGGCTACACGGTCGAGCAGACGGTGTTCGGCGGAGCGTCCGAGGCGGTCATCAGGGTCCGCGACGAGATGATGGGCGCCAGCGGCGGCCAGATCATCAAGCGCTCGAGCTTCTACACCCCGGTGGCGCTGTTCCCCGAGGCCGGGTTCCTGTTCTACAACGCGATCGCGTAAATCGCGCCCGAATCGTTCGAAACACCGAGGGCCGGCCGGCGACGGTCGGCCCTTTTTGATAGGAGCAGAGAACATGGCGACCCGGACCCGTCACATCCTCGGCCTCGTCCTCGGGTTCGCCCTGGCGTCGGCGGCGCTCGCCCAGACGAACACGCCCACCAAGACGAGCACGCCGACGAACACGCCGACGAATACCCCGACGAACACGCCCACGCAGACGCCGAAGTTCCGCGTCCCGAGCTCCACGCCCACGACGGGCCCTGGCTTCGGGACTCCTACGGCCACGCAGACCCAGACGCCGACGAACACCAAGACCTCGACGCCGACGCCGACGATCACGGGCACCAGGACGGCCACGCCGACCGTGACCAAGACGCAGACGCCGAAGTACGCGGCCACGGCCTATCCCACGGCCGCCGGCACTCGAACGCCCACGAGCACCCACACCCCCACCAAGACCCAGACGTCGACCTCGACGCCCACGAATACCCGGACGCCGACCAAGACGGCCACGCCGAACACGCCCACGGCAACCCAGACGCCGGCCTTCAACGTTCCGACCGCGACCTACACGGCCGGACCGCATCCGACGCGGACGCCGACCCCGTAGGGGCGCATGAGTCGCCGTCTCTCTCTCGCGGCGGCCCTCGTGGTCGCCGCGCTCGTTTTCTGCCCGTCTCGCGCGGCGGCGAACGTGACGTTCTCCTCCGTCACGACCTGCACCCACGGGACGACGGACGCCTCGTCGCAGACCTGCAGCGCGACCGTTTCGTCCGGGCAGTTCATGGTCGTCGCGATCTCCTACGCGCTCTCCGTCAATAGCGTCCCGGACTCGTCCTCGATCACCTGGAACACGTCCGAGAATCTGACCAAGCGCGCGACGAACGTCCCGAACGGGTTCAACTTCCTTTCAATCCAGATGTGGACGTTGAAGAACCCGAGCTCCGGCACTCACAACGTCGTCGCCACGTTCTCGCAGTCCAACACGGCCTCGTCTATCTCGATCCTCCTCTATGACAACGCGGACGATTTCATCGCCAGCCCGTGCAACCTGGCTCCGGGGGACAGCGGATTCCTGCAGCCCAACGGCACTACCCTCGACTGCAGCCCGTCCGGGGGATTCCTGGGGACGAATCAGATCGCCGTCTCTCAGGAGATGTCGTTCGATTCCTGTGAATGGTCCCAACAGAACACCGGCACCCCGCTCGACCAGACGACGCGCGTTCAGGTCACGAACGGCATCGACTCCAACAAGTCCGTGAAGGTGTTCGACGCTCCGGGAGACGGTGGCAACCCGACCCTTGAGATCGTCAATAGCAGCGGTGGAGGGTGTCGGATTCTGTTCGAGGCCATCAAGCTCAGCGAGGTCTCGGCCACGCCTACGCCCACGCCTTCTCCGTCTCCTACGCCTACGGCCACGAACACGCCTACGAACACGCCCACGCCGACGAACACCCTGACGCCGAGCAACACGCCGACCAGGACGCCCACGAACACGCCGACGAACACGTTCACCCCCACGGTCACGCCGACGCCCACCGAGACGCCGGGCTTCGATCACTTCCGGACCAAGACGCCGACGCCGAACCTGACCCAGACCCCGATCTGCTTCTTCGGGGTATTCGGCTGCACGCCCACGCCTACGCCCACGGCCACGCGAACGGCGACCCCGTCGCATACGCCCACTGTGACCTTCACCTTCACGCCCACGATCACGGGGACGAGGACGGTCACGCCCACGGGGGCGCCCGTGACCGTCACAAGGACGCCGACGAATACGCCGACGCCGACGCTGACCAGGACGCCGACCGGGACGCTCACGCCGACGCCCACCTTCACGGCGTCACAGACGCCCACGCCCTCGAACACGCCCACGCGGCGGCCGACCGGGTGCTGCGCGCAATACACGAGGACGCCGACGTGGACGCCGATCACGGCGACCGCCACGTTCACAAAGACGCCGACCCAGACCTACACGCGGACGCCTTCGGTGACGCCGACCGCGACGCCTACGCCGTAAAGGAGGAGCCGATGTTCACCGCCACCGAATTCTTGACGCTCGCCAAGGCCCGGTATGGGGAGGCGATCCTGCGCGGCCGGATGCGCGGCGCGATCGTCCCGGGGGACCAGAACGCCACGAACGCGGCCGCCGACACGGAGCTCGAGAAGATCGCCTCCGGGGTCATCTCGAGGGTCCAGGCGGCCGCCACCGCCCAGGGCGGCTGGCCGTTCCCCACGCCCTACGA